AGCGCATCCAGGATATGCATAAGGAGGGGAAACAGTGAATAAAAATGCAAACACTGTTCCAGGATACCCAGGGGCAACCCCTCCCCCCACCCCACCTAGCCCGCTTCGCGTATAGGCGCTCGGAAAATGTACGGGTTTTAGGTTTTTTTAGACCACAGAAACGATAATTTATACATACTCATGCATGGAGTAGGGGTGATGATGGGCACACGTGGACCCGTACCGAAGCGCTCCGAATCTCGTGTGAGGCGCAATAAGTCAGAGACCGAAACCATCACCGCTGCAGGCGGCCGCAAGGTAACCATTCCCCGCATGAACGGGCAGTGGCACCCCGTCGCTAAGATGATGTGGCGCTCTGCCAAAGAATCCGGCCAGGCACAATTCTATGAATCGACTGACTGGGCTACCCTCTATTCCCTGTGCGACAACATGACATACGCGCTCGCACAAAAGAAGCGCCCGGCGCAGCTCATACAGACTATATATTCCGAACTTAGTAACCTCCTCTTTACTGAGGGTGCCCGCCGCCGCGTGCAAGTAGAACTGAACCGCCCGCAACAAGACGATCAGGGCACGAGTCAAGAGGCGGCGATGGAAGCATGGGGACAGAAATTCAAGGTCATCTAGACCAAACCAAACTGCCACCCCGTGAACGAACCCACCTCTTACCTCCAAACATCCCGAAGCTGTCCTTAGGATGGGGCGTAGCAGCATGGATGATGGAAAACCTCATACAGCCCAATGGCCCGAAGGCTGGCCAGCCGTTCACGCCAACAGATGGGCAGGTAGAGTTCCTACTCCACTTCTACGCTGTCAATGAGAATGGGGAATGGCTCTACTCGCATGCTGCCCGCCGTCTCGCTAAAGGCTCTGGCAAATCCCCCTTTGCTGCAGCTGTGGCGCTCGCCGAGCTCTGCGGGCCGGTGCGCGTGGATAAGATAAACAAAGACCACCCCAAGCCTTGGATGCGTGTTATTGGAAAGCCAATGAGCATGCCACTTGTGCAGATCGCCGCAACCTCAGAGGCACAGACACTAAACACTATGCGTATGGTTCGCGCATTCGCCGGAAAACGTAGCAAGCTCGCAAAAAAATACGGGCTTGAGACAGGCAAAACACAGGTTGAGACACCCGAGGGCGGCTTGCTCATGCAGATTACCGCCTCAAGCTCATCAGCAGAAGGTGCGGAAGCATCTTTCGTTGTAGCCGATGAGACCGAGCACTGGCTGCCCGGTGGCGGCGGCCCCGCAATGGCCGAAACACTACGTCAGAACCTTGTGAAAACCGGCGGCCGTATGATGGAGACATCCAACGCATGGGTGCCCGGCGTAGGCTCCGTAGCAGAAGCGACCTTCAACGACTGGTGCGACCAGGAAGAGGGCAAGCTCATTAAAGAGACCAAGATTCTTTATGATGCTCGCATTGCCCCGCATAACACATCTCTAACTGATAAACCGGATGAGGGGCAAATAAGTCTCACCGAAGCACTAGAGTATGTCTATGCGGATTGCCCTTGGGCGGTACTGCGATCCATCAAAGAGCAAATCTGGACGCCGAGCTACCCGGTATCACGCTCCAGAAGATTTTTCCTCAACCAGCCGAACGCTGTAGATACTGCATGGGTAACCGTGCAGCAGTGGTCACAGCTTGCAGACCCAGAGCGCGAGCTGATCGACGGTGAGGAAGTCGTGCTGTTCTTCGACGGCTCTAAATCAAACGACCACACCGCACTCGTGGGATGCTGCATGCAAGATGGGCATGTTTTCACAATTGGCGTGTGGGCACCGGATGAAAAAACTGGTGTGATTGACGCAGACGCCGTTGACGCGGCCGTCGCAAGAACCTTTGACCGCTTCGAGGTGATCGCCTTCTTCGCAGACGTCCGAGAGTGGGAATCCTACGTGAAGAAATCATGGCCAGACACCTATAAAGAAAAGCTGTTGCTCTGGGCCGTACCGAGCGGAAAAGCGAAATCCCCCATCGCCTGGGATATGCGCTCGCACGGGTACGAATTCGCAGAAGCTGCGGAAATGTGCCATGCAGAAATCATCGACAAGGGATTCACACACGACGGGAACTGGGAAACCTCAAAACATATTGGAAACGCCCGCGCAACGGAATCACGCGGCCGCATCACCATTAAAAAAGAGTCTCCCAAATCGCCCAATAAGATTGACGCGGCCGTCTGCGTCATTGGCGCTCGCATGGTCTATCGCGCCGTACTAGCATCCAAGCAGTGGGAAGAACGAAACAACACAGCAGAATTTATCGTCTGGTAGGAGGTGCAATGTCCTTAGAGAAACTGGCTAAAAAGCTGACCACATCTGCAGAATATGCCAAATGGGAAGCATACTACGCCGATAAACATCGCCTCGACGCAATCGGCATATCACTACCCCCAGAAACGCGAGTACTCGAACTCATAGTATCCTGGCCCGCGCTCGCTGTTGATGTGCTCGACGAAGTTCTGAATATTGAGGGATTTTCACTCTCTTCTGACGCCGAAGTGCCAAAGACACTGTGGAATTGGTGGCAGCGCAATAATTTAGACACGCTCAGCTCCCAGATTCACACTGAGGCGCTTATTCAGGGCATATCCTACATTGTGATAGGCGGCCGTGACGATAAAACCCCTCGATTCACCGGGCATACCGCCAAGGAAATAGTTGTCGATACCAACAGCAACGGTGAAATTAGCGAAGCGCTGCAAAAGTACCGTGTCAATGGCAAAGATTATTTGGCACACTACGTTCCCGGCTTTGTGAATTTCTATGAGGGCACGCGATACGGGATGACTCTCATATCCTCTGGAGAGACCAACACGAACTATATTCCAGTGGTGCCAGTCGTCAATCGTGGCGCACTGAAAACCAGGAATACCGTAGGTGTCTCTGAAATGAAAGGCGTTGTAGGGTACACCGATGCGGCCTCACGTTCCATCACAAACCTGCAGGTCGCCCAGGAAATTCTCGCCATGCCGCAACGCTACCTATTCGGGAATGGGCTTGAAACCCTAAAAGGGCCGGATGGGCAGCCAAAGACCAAGCTAGAGGCATACATGGGTCTACTCTGGACTGGCCCCGCAGGCTCCACCGCCGGTCAGTTGCCCGGCGCGGACCTATCGCAGATCATTAACTCTGTGAAAATGTACGCGCAAATGGTCAGCTCCGTTGCAGGAATCCCGCCGTCATTCCTCGGCATCTCAACAGACAACCCAGCGTCCGCCGAAGCAATGCGTGCCGCAAAAGAACGCCTCATCACGAAGGCAGAAAGAAAGCAAGCAGCCTTCGGCGACGCCTGGGAACAAGCAATGCGCATTGCCCTAGACATGTTCGGCCACCACATCGACGAAGCAGACACCCTAGAGGTGCTGTGGCGCGACCCCGCCACCCCCTCACAGTCTGCCAAGGCAGCAAACATGCTCCAGGCGCACGCCCAAGGCGTCATCAGTGCAAAAACAGCCCGCGAAGGGCTACCTCTCACCCCCGAACAACGCGCCTACGAAGACGCCAACCAAGGCGCAGGAGGTGAACTCTTCAAGGAGGTCTTCTAATGCCAGACATTCAGGACCCCCTCGAAGAATCATTCCAGGCATACCTCGCCGCGCTCGCCAAAATGCAGAAGGGATTTCTGCGCGAGCTGTTCCGCATCATCCAGGCGGGATACCAGGAAGCAGACAAAGAGGGCACAATCGAGTCACTAGTGTCTCCCCTGGTATCCCTCGTGCGCGATTACCGCAAACGTGCACACGGGTACACCGCAAACTTCTTGATGGAGCAAGCGGAGATAAACGGTGCAGGACAGCCTGTGATCGCTCCCGATGCTGTAGGGTACTCCGAAACAGCAGTACGTACTGTGCTGCACAGCAAAATGCGTGTGAACGCGATGGAAACATGGGTGGCGACCGCTGGCACTTTTGCCCGTGCAGTCAATAATGTCACCCGTGAGACCGTTATCGCCTCATCTGAGATGACGGCCGCGCAACACCCGGCCGCCTTCAAAGAGATTCAGATAGAAGACCTCGATACACTCGCAGATGAGCTCGGCGAGGAGAACTTTTCGGCATCCGACGCCTGGGATGATCTGGTACTCCAAGCAGACGAAGCTGAGGCACGTAAAAAACTGGATGAGCTGCGCCCCGATGATGCAGATAGCCGCACCGAATGGGACGGCATCGAATCCCGCGAAGGTGTCTATAAGAAGATTCTGACCGGTGATTACGATGACCAGGGGAACCCTCGGAAGCCCTTCGCCTGGGCACGTGTCCTGGTGGGCGCCCAAAACTGCCACTTCTGTATAATGCTGGCAGCTCGTGGACCCGCCTACGCCACCAAAGACTCAGCACTATTCCGCAAAAGCAAGGGTAAGAAGAACTCAAATTCGCCTATCTCACGCCTGCGGAACGAAATTGACCGGGCACGATCCGCCAAGGGAAAACAGCGTTTTCACGACTTCTGCGACTGCGAAGTCGTGCCCGTGTTCAACCGTGAGAGCTGGCCTGGCAAACAACAGTATGAAGCTGCCCGCCAAATGTGGGAGGAAGCCCAAGACGAAGCAGACAGGCACAACACGGAGGCTATCGCCACCGCAAGGCTCAAAGCGGAACTAACAGGCAAAAAAGTTAAACCAGACACCACGGACACGGTAACAGTCCTGAAACGCTACGCTGGGACGTTCAAGCATCGTGGATGGTCACTGGATTTCGACCCGCTCAAACCTGAGAATCCACAGGATGACGGGTGGGAGATGAAAAATTGGCAGTGGCGGCCGCCCGCAACTGGAGACCCTATCACCCGGTCGAACTTGATTAGGCATCGTCTAACAGATAGCGATAAGAAACATATATGGGATGGAGAAGCTGATAAGCGCAAGGGTGGGCACCACCCCGGCGCAAATCGCCCTAACAAAACCGAATTCCCCGCCAACTGGAGTAAAAATGAAGCGCTCCATAATGTGCAGCGCACCATCGACTCACCAGATATTGTGCACACCAGCGGAGACGCCGTAGAACACTACAAACTAATCGACGGCGTAGTCCTAAAGGCGAAATTCAGAGAGACCTCAGAAGGTAGCGAATTTATTACAGCCTTTCCAGACCGTGGACGTGGGGTTTATGCTAATCTGCTTGATACAGGGATAAAGCTCAGAGCGCCACTCGTGACGCCTGGAGAGTTCAAGAACGGGACATGGCATGAAATTGTCTAAGACAGACCTAAAATATGGTCTATCCGCCGCCACCAGCTTCAACCAAGCGCTGCAAGAGATACCACAAAACAGCGCAATGCTAGGAGGTTCAGGTGCAGGCGAGGAAGAGGACGCAATATTTCATCTCGACCAGCTGCGGACACACCCAAATATCAAGGTACCAGCAGAAGAGTACGTAAATTTTGCTCACCTATTCCGTGTAGATTGGTCTAATAAAGCTGACGCATACGACCGCATGGCGACACAGGCGATCAGAGAAATAAACAGCCGCCCGTACATACAAGCAGAGTATGAGCGTCAGGGATTGCCGCCCGTAGACGGCCCAGAATCATACATCCTACTCGACAGACTAAACAAAGCAGCATAACAATAAACGAAAAAGGGAGCACCTGCCAGGTGCTCCCTTTTCTCATGCCCAAATTCAGGAGGAAACGTGCCGAAGCCAGACGAACAGAAAAGTCTCGACGAAAAGATTAGCGACCAGGAAGAAAACGTCGAAGAGAACGCCGAAACCACCGACCAGCAGTCACCGTGGGAGAAGAACGGCGAAGAATTCGATGCTGAACGCGCCGCAAAACTGATCCAGAACCTACGCGCCGAGCTCGCCGCCGCCAAAGCCAAGAACAAGGAAGCCGCACCAAGCGACGAGCAAGAGGCAGAAGGCACAGAACCACAGGAACCGGAAGAAACCCCCGCAGAAGAGCCAGCAGCGGCCAAGGAAGATGAACCAGAGCCGCCGCAGCCCACACCGGAACAACCCACGGAAGACATGGCAGCCCTCAAAGCCCAGCTAGTCGAAACAGAGCTCAAGCTCACCAAGACCCTAGCGCTCGCAGAGGCCGGGCTGTCCCTAGATTTGCTCCCATACGTGCCAGGCCGCACGGAAGAAGAGATAAAGACCTCGATAGAGTTTCTGCTTAGCAAGTTCAACGAGGCGCGTTCCAGCTCACGCAGGCCGCCCTCTGTGAATCCTGCCCAGGTTAGCAGGGACCCCGCCGAGGACCCGAAAGAAAGCGCAGCCCGCGCCTTCTTCGGAATGTAATTACATATTTTCAGACCATCAAGCCCCGCCGATGCGGGGCTTTTTCTATACCCAAAGAAAGTGAGTGAGCAATGGCAAACGCTACTACGTTTGATTCGCTCGTACAGAATGGCCTCATGCCTAAGCCTATGGCGCAGGAGATCATTCAGAAAGTTACTCAGGACTCCGTTGTGCGAAAGCTCGCGGGCACTACCCCCATGCCTATCACCGGATCGACTATCGCGGTGCAGACCGGGCAGCCGCAGGCAGGCATCGTTGGTGCTGGCCAGCAGAAGCCGGTATCGAATATGACTGTCGCAACCAAGACTGTTAAGCCCATCAAGGCAGCCGTGATTGTCTACTGGGATAAAGAGTCTCGTATGGCGAACCCGGCCGGATACATTGACGTGCTCCAGGAGCAGGCAGCAGGGGCTCTTACCCGCGCCTTCGACCTGGCAATCCTGCACGGTAAAGACGCTTTGAGCGGTCAGGAAATCGCAGGTGTGGATTTCGTCAATAAGACCACCAAGCGCGTTGAGCTTGGCACCGCGAAGAAGGACGCAGGCGGTGTGGGTGCAGACCTGCTCGCCGGTTACGACCTGGTTGTGAACGACGCAGACCACCTGTGGAACTTTGACGGCTTCGCAGCAGACGATACCCTGCGTACTCGCCTCATGATGCAGACCGATACCCTCGGACGCCCCCTCTACACTAACAACCTGACTGACGCTATGGGCACCATCCACGGCCTGCCAACCGCATACGGCCGCTCCGTAGGCGGGAAGATCGGCGCTGCACCTGATTCTAAGGTTCGCGCATTCGGCGGCGACTGGAGCCAGCTCAAGTACGGCTTCGCCGAAGACATCACCTTCCGCACCACCGATACCGCAACCATTGTTGACGGCTCCGAGACTGTGAACCTGTGGCAGCGCAACATGGAAGCATTCCTCGTGGAAGCAATTTTTGGGTGGGTCATCACCGACGCATCCGCATTCGTAGCATACGACGATAAGGTGGCGGGTTAGTCATGGCTGTATATCGCAACATTGTGACCGGCTCGATTGTCTCCGTAGCAGACGATTACAAGCTCGACGCAAACTGGGAACCCTTCGTAGATGAGGTCGAAGTTACCCCCGCCGCGCCGGAGGAACCCGAAGACCCCGCCAAGGAACCCGCAGAGGAAACCTCCAAGAAGGCAACGGGTAAGTAACACAGGAGGCGCGCAATGGCTGTAGCATCCGAGAACGATGTGCTGGTTAGCCTCCGCCGTGAGTTGAGGGGCGATGAAGGTAAGTACTTACAATCGCTCCTCAACCGCTCCGAAGCGCTCCTGCGCGCTCGCATTCCGCACTTTGACCAGCGGCTAGGAGAACCAACCTTCTACGACGTCGTTGTGATGATCGAAGCTGAGTCAGTCGCCCGTGTCCTGCGCGCAGATAACGCGGGCGTCTACTCATCAGAAACAGAAGAGGGCTACTCCTATCAACTGAATTTCAAGGTAGCGTCCGGCCTGCTCGACATCCTCCCTGAGGAATGGGAAAAGCTCGGCGTCGGAGGAATCCGAGCCGTAACGCTGGAATATGACGCCTACGCCGCCCGCCGCTACCACGGAATGCGCCCAGACCTCAACTTCCAATACGGCAACCCAAATAGCCAGTACTGGCCCTAAGGTGGTGACCCCTCATGAGTGAGATACGACGCGGCCGCCATACCGTCACCGTGCACCCACGCACCAAAACAATAGACCGGTACGGCGACACTATAAGCACCCTCAGCACTGAGGGGCACACCATCCAATGCAACGTGCAACCCCTGAGCGCCGAAGAGACTTTAGCGCTCGGAGGTGGCGTCGTCCAGACCGGATACCGCATAAAATACTGGCCTCAAGAACATAAGCATGTCCCCTGGCCAGGCGGTCCCTACTCCCAAATCACCATCGACGGCGAAAAATACGAGCAGCGCGGCGAACCGCTCCAATCCCGAATGTCAGGAACAACCGGGCACACAAAAATAATCGCCGTCAAATACCACACGGAACCCAAATAATGGCCCAAGTCTACCGACGTATCGAACTAGAAGCCGCCATTATCGCATCCACCCGCGAAGAATTCGACCACGCCGCCGCACGAGTCGAAAAGACCGCAAAAGCGCTCGCCCCCAAAGACACAACCGCCTTTGCCCGGTCTATCAAACGAAAGACCACCACAACCCCCCAAGGCGTACACGACCAGACGATCTACAGCGACGACCCCGCCGCCCTCAGCATCGAATATGGCCACATCACGCCCGCAGGAAACTACGTGCCAGGTCACCACACCTTCGCCCAAACAAAGAGGAAATTAGATGTCTAGCAGGACTATTGACATAGCAGCCCTCACATACCAGACGCTCGCTAACAGGCTTAGCAACATCAAAATATCCCAGGCTGCCCTCACCGATACCCTCACCCCGCAGAACCTCCCCGCCGTCCTATACGAGGTAGCCACCCCCGCGTCGGTACCGAACGCCCCCCGCGTCGGAGTAGGCACCACAGCCCAAATCGTCATAACCGCGCTCGCTACCTCCAGGGTGCAGGCGCGGGATGTTTGCGACAAGGCTGTCTCTGTGCTTATGGACGCGGTCGGGGATGAGGAAACAGAGCGCGGCTGGTTTTCGCGGGTGGCTCTCACGCAGGAACCGGTGGCAGTCACCGCAGCCCCCACCGCAGGGGCACGCATTTTCCAATATTCAGCAGCAGCGGACGTTATCGCCCGCAGAAACACCAATCAGGAGTAAACCCAATGGCAGCAATTCAGGATGACAAGCTGTTCATCGCCGATTTCGGCCACGTATTCATCAATAAGGACTTGAACGCGAAATGGATTGACCTTGACAAGTTCAAGTTTGGCGACCAGTCCACCTATGGAGGCTGGACCTGGCTCGGAGACACATCCGGCGAAAACGTTGTGGAATTCGAGTCAGAAGGCGGCGAGGTCGAATTCAAACGCACCTGGGACCGCAAGAAGGCAAAGTCCAAGCGATCCGACCGCGAAATCACCGGAACCATCAACAGCGTGCGAATCACCAAAGAAACCTTTGAAACCGCGTTCCCCGCTGGCAAATGGAACGAAGCCAGCAAGTCGTACACCGCACAGGACAAAGTGGTGGAAACCACCGCAAAGCTCATGCTCATTATGGAAGACGGCAACGTCCTAGACGCTTTCGGATTCTACAAGAGCACCCTAGCAGGCGACATGCCCAAATTCGACGTGGAAAACTTCACCGAAATTCCGCTCAAAATGGCCGCGCTCGCTAACGACAATCTGGAACTATTCGAGATTTGGGAGCCTCGCAAGGTAACCCCCGCAGCTGCCCCCGCCGCAGTAGTACCCGGCGTAGCAGCCTAAATCATACCCCACCTAGCCCGCCCAGTATATCCCCGCTGGGCGGGCTAACCACATCATCAGAAAGGCAAGAACAAGAATCATGGGTAAGAAACAGAACAACGCAGCTTTGACCGTCGAAGACGTGAAGAACCTCAAATTTGAGGATATGGACGGCCACGAACTTTTGCGCCCGCTATCCACCGTCAAGGGCTCCGACCAGGCACGCGCCCTGAACCAGCTCTCAAAAATCCGAGGCTCCCTGCAAGGGCTCGAAGCGGTAGACCTTGAAAACCCTGAAAAGGCCCTCGAAGCGGTAGACCTCGACAAAGTGGCAGACCTGATCGACTACGTAGCAGAACACTTTGCCCTCGATGTCGAAGAATTCGAGAAATTCACCTCAGGAGAAGGCGGCATGTCCCGCGCATTCCTACTAACTCTCACATACCTATCCCTCATGGGGGAATAGAAGCGCTCCGCAAGACCTGCAACGAATACCCAATGCTTGACGCCGAGCTTTTCATGCTCGGCGTCAAGGTTGAAGACCTCAACACGCAGCAGGAAGTCAACCGCACCTACGCACTTGTGGAGCGCCTAAAACACGACCACACGTCACTCTGGAGAGCCGAAATCCTCGGAAACAAGGGCCTCTACGGATGGGGACCAGGCGAATATATCGCCGCCGCGCAGCTCAACGCCCAAAACACCGAACTCAAAGGCAAAAAGCTGTCAAAGAACGAAATGGTCAACATCCCACAACCAGAGCGACAGAAGAAACACATCGAAAAAGCTACCGCATCAGACATGCACAACTTTTTCAGCTCCCTAACACACTAAGGAAGGCACGCGGCTATGGCACTTGGACGTATTAGCATCAAGGTATTTCCTGACACCTCAAAATTCAGGACAGACCTAAAAACCGCGCTAAACCGCATCGAACGCAACACACGCGGTACCGTGCAAATAATCCCCGTCATAGACCGCGAAGCCCTCGCCCGCCTCAAAAATAACCTAAGCCGTCTCAACGCAACCGCAAAAGTGCGTGTAGACGCAGACACCGCCGCAGCATCCCGCCGCCTCTCCGACATCGCACGCGGCCGCAAAGCAACCGTAGAAGCAGACCTCGACACCAAAGCCGCAACCGAACAGCTCAAAACGCTTTTCAACCGCAAAAACCTTGTAGTCAACGTCGAACCCGAAACCACCGGTGCCCGCCGTGCTCTCACCGCCCTAACCCGCGCTCTCACCGCACCCATAACCGCCGAGGTCGAAACAGCGAAAGCAGCAGCCCGCCTCGCCGAGCTCTCCGCCCGCCGATCCACTCCCATCAACGCCAACGCAGACACCGCCAAGGCAAAGCACGACCTAGACGACCTCGCAAAAGAACGCGAGGCAACCATCAACGCAGATGCAGACACAGGAAAAGCAGCCGTAGCGCTCGCTATCCTGCAACGCACCCGAACCGTCGACATCGTGCCAAAGGTCAACGCTTCTGCTCTGGCAGCTGCCCAAACAGCGCTAGGTAGTCTCTCCGGTGGTCGCACCCTGAATAATCTCAAGACTGGGATTATTGACGTCACTAAAAACATCGACACCCTAACTCCCAGGGTATCGGGACTCGCAATAGCCGGTGCTGGGCTATCAGCAGCCATGATCACCCTAACGGGCAACGTCCTATCCCTCGGCGCAGGACTTATCGCTGTAGCCCCCGCCGCCCTCGCGCTCCCTGGCCTCTTCCTCGGAGCAGCCGCCGGTGCTGGAACTCTCATCACTGTGCTGGCCGATACGGGCAAATACCTTGGCGACCTGAAACCAGCCTTTGAAGACCTCAAAAACACGATGTCTGGCAATTTCTGGTCACAGGCAGAGGCCCCGCTGCGGCATATGGTCGAAACCCTGCTGCCTACCCTCAGTAAGGGGCTAGGCGAAATCGCGCTGCAATTCACGGACTGGGCACGCGCCGCAGATAACGCCGTATCCGGCTCCATCGGCTCCTTCGACGTCATCTTCCAAAACGTCGCAGACGCCGTGAACATCGCCGGAGAAGGCGTGGCCAGCTTCATCTCTGGAATGATAAAGCTCTCTGAAATCGGCGCATCGGCTCTCCCGTCCATCGCCGAGAAATTCAACCAGATAGCCGAATCGTTCAACGAATGGGCGCAATCTGACGCCGCCGTGCAAGCATTCAACGCAGCAATAGAGACAGCCAAAGACCTTTTCCGAATAATTCAACAGGTCATTGGCATTTTTGCTGCGCTAGGCTCTGCAGCCCAAGAAGCCGGAGGCTCTACCCTCTCCGGCCTCGCCGATGGGCTCGCAGCAGTGAACCGGGCCATGTCAACCGTTGAAGGTCACCAGGCGCTCGTGGATTTATTCAAATCTGCAGGCCAGGCCGTCGACAACATGAAGCCCGGCCTGACAGAACTAGCAACCTCCCTGCCTTCCCTCGGCTCTTCCCTCGGCTCCGCCATGCAGTCCGCAGGATCGGCCATTAGCTCCCTAGCCTCCGGCCTCGCTAAGCTCCTGGCAGACCCCGCCGTCTCCAACGGCATCAAAAGCCTTTTTGACGGCATCCGCCAAGGCGCAGATGCACTCGGTCAGTCACTCCCGGCGCTCGCGCCTGCGATTGGCTCGCTAACCTCCACGTTTGGGCAAATGGCGGCGACGTTAGGGCCTGTGGTGGGTGAGGCTATCAAGCAGCTTGCCCCGCTTTTTGCGCAGATTCTCCAGGCAGTCCAGCCGCTTATTCCGGTGCTGGGAAACCTGCTGATTTCGGTACTGCAGGCGATTGTGCCTGTGATTACGCCGATTATTTCTGCTGTGGCGGATTGGGTGAAGCAAAATCCTGAGCTCGCGGCCACGATTATTACTGTGGTAGCAGTGCTCGCGGGAATTATCGCAATACTGATCCAAGTTGTCGTAGCTATCGCCCCGGTTGTGGAGGCTATCGCAGCCCTAGTTGGCGTGTTCGGTGGTATGGCCGTCGCTATTGGCGGCGGTATAGCAGCCGTTGTCGCTATCGTGGTGGCCCTCCTGGCCGGTCTTGTTGTCCTAATCGTGATGAACTGGGACAACATCGTCAGTTTCACAACAGATGCATGGAACAACATTGTCTCGTTCCTGACTGACGTGTGGAACAACATTGTCTCCATCGCAACAACAGTGTGGAACGGCATTGTCGAATTTTTTACGGGCCTGTGGAATGGCATTGTAGACCTGTTCAACGCCTATATGACGACGCTCACAACAAATTGGACGAATGCCTGGAACGCAGTATCACAATTCGTTACCGAAATCTGGAACAGCATTGTCGAGGGAGTAACAAACTTCCTAACGCCAATCGTAGACGCCTTCATGAACGCCTGGAACGGCCTCGTGAGCTTCCTAACGGAGGTTGGGCAAAACTTCCTCATCGCCATTGTTGCAATAGGAATTCTGCTCTATGAGGGAATAGTCGCACTAATGCAACCGGTCATCGCGTTCTTCACGACAGCTTGGAACGGCCTCGTGCAGATCGTAACCGATGTCTGGAATCAGATAGTCGCCTCAGTAACCGCATTCCTAGCCCCCATCATTCAAACACTGAATGATATATGGAACCAGATTGTACAAGGCGTAACTGCATTCCTGACACCCATCATCCAATTTGTCACGAACACCTGGAACCAGATAGTCAGCGCCATATCAACGGCAATGAACACAGCCTGGAGCGTCATTTCCTCCATTTGGAACCAGATAACCGGGTTTATCTCATCCGTGCTGAGTAGTATTTTCAGCACAATCTCTTCCATCTGGAACAGCATTGTCTCCACAGTCAGGAGCGCACTCAGCGCCATTTGGTCTGTTGTCTCCTCCATTTGGAACCAGATAACCGGGTTTATCTCATCCGTGCTGAGTAGTATTTTCAGCACAATCTCTTCCATCTGGAACAGCATTGTCTCCACCATCAGCAGCTTCATGAACTCGATATGGAACACCATATCGAACATCTGGAACAGCATTGTCATGACCGTAGGAGAGGCAACATATAACGTGCTCTCCAAAGTCTCCCAAATGGGAACTGACATCATCAACAAAGTTGGTTCGTGGGTAGGCGATATGGTCAATGCGGGACGAAACCTAATTCAGGGCATGATCGACGGTGTGGGCCAAATGGCAAGTAACCTCATCAACGCTGTGGCAGGACCCGTCAATGACGCAATCGGCAAGGCAAAGTCACTCCTTGGCATCCATTCCCCCTCACGTGTATTCCGTCAAATCGGTATCTACACAGGTGAAGGCTTCGTGGACGGCCTGGAGCAAATGGAATCCAGCGTGCAGCGAGGAATGACAAAACTCATGGCCATACCAGCTGCCCCAATCGTACCTGTAGGCTCCGCGCTCGCTGGCACAGGAGGCATTTATCAGCCTGCACGTGCAGCGCTCGCCACCTCAGGGGGAGTAACAGTCAACGTGAAGGGGCAGGAAGAAATGTCGCCGGATCGTTTCGGCCGCCGTGTTGGTGAGGCTGTGGCACACACTCTAGCCGTGGGAGGTATAAACATCTAATGGCAACAGAGGAAAAAGTATACATTCCACGGTTTGCCCGCCTAGAAGGTGCACACGGTGAGCTCGTTCTCAGCACGGATGAGCTAGGAGAAGCCGCCGAGTTCTGGCTAACAGACCTCGACGGCTTCTTCGGCGGTGTGGGAGTGCAGGCGCATGACGTGCAACGGAAAATTGGGCACGGCATGCTCTCAAACCCCGCGCTGCGCACCGGCCGCACCCTCACCCTCAAAGGGTATTTTGAGTTCGACTCCGACAGGACACGCTCAATCGCAGACCGGTTCGTATCAGGAGTACTCTTTGACGGGAACGGGAACCTGGGAACCCTAACAGTTTCCGTGAACGGCCTGGAGCTATCCTGCCAGGTGCGACTCGACGGGGAAATAAAGCACGTCTACGACGGCATGAGAGCATTCAACCTTGAAATCCCTCTCGTAGCACCCGAACCGTGGCTCTACGGAAAACCGACCGTCTACCAGATATTCCCCACCGGCGCAGGAACCGGCCTCAAATATCCCCTGTTCGGTGTGCAACCAAAGGGCGTGCTCTCCTACGGCGACCAACCGCCACAAGGGGCCGCCATATCCCATGAAGGAAACGCAACCGCCTACCCAACATATATCGTGCACGGCGAATGGGCATCAGGATTCCGTCTCACCGCAGACGGGAAAACACTCGAATACCCCTACCCCGTGCACCCGAACGCACCCGTCACCATCAACTGCGCAAAAGGTCAAGTACTCATTAGCGGCCAAGACTTCACCTATGAGCTCTCACGCCGCGAATGGCACACCGCACCACCCCGCGCAGGATTCATCACGCAGATAGAAGCGCTCGCGCCCTCGACAGGGTGGTGCGACGTGATCTTCTCTGACACCTACATCTAAGAAGGAAGAAAGCTATGGCTACAGGCTTCGGCATCCCGAACGACGATAAGGGCAACGGAACAACGCCGGATGATATACAGCAAATCACGGCCGCAGAATACCCGGAGGCCGGAATCATTTCAGGGTGCGAGGTCACGGGAACGTCAACAATGGCGTGGAAGGTATCAGCAGGCGCAGCTGTAGTGCACCTAGCCGCAGGCCGCGCCGTGCGTGTCCCCGTCCCTGCACAGACCATTACCACCGCCCCCGCCCCGCCCACAGGAACCCGCTCTGAATACATCTATGTTAAGCAGAACACGGTTGCGACAGACGGGAACATCAACGCCACCGTAGGGGTAGGCGCATCCGTCCCAGCGAACGCCGTCATGCTCTCCCAGCGAAACATCACGGCCGGAATGCGCGCCACAGCCTCCGCTCCAGAGGCAGGAAACCCCGTCTATTCCCGCCCTGTAGGCGGCTCCCTCGGCGTCTTACACCGCCACTACCACGAAGACGACCAGGTGCGCGATAGAGGGTCGTTCAAGCGCGGCGCGGGAACCTTCTACGTCCCCACAGATCGCAACATTGACATCCGCATTTCCTCAACCGTTGCTAACGGCCGCCCCGGTCAATGGGAATCCGCAACCACAGCAGACCAAGGCGTCGTAAGGTACGACGTCTACCTGGACGACCAATTGATTTTCTGCAGGGAACGCGAGTTCAACAATATTTTTGACACCCGCGACGTCTCCCGCGTCTGGACCGTCAAACCAGGCTTGCACAAAATCCACTACGTCGTATCACACATATGGGGATTCCAGTACTGGAGAGTGCGCGGCGGAACAGAGCGACGCTACGCGGGCGATCAGCTGGCCGTCATAGATATGGGCGTTGCCAAAGAATAACTAAACAGGAAGGGAAGCTAGGCATGGGGTACAAGCTCTACTGGCTCGACACACGCACCGGCCGCATCGGCGCACCCATCGAAGCCACCACGGCGTCATGGTCAATCGAACTCAACAAAACCGAAGACTTGAGTTTCACAGTCCACAAACCCCACCTAGCCACCATCCAACCCTACCTCTACACGCCACCCACAGGAGGCGCACTCCTCACCCACACCGGGCAAGACGGCATCGAATACCCACTCATCGCAGGCCCTATAGCCGATTGGGGAAACGAAACCAGAAACACCCTCGAAATCAAAGCCCACGGCGTCAGATACTTCTTCGAGCACCGCACCATCTGGGAAACCCTCAACTTCCAGAACACCACCCTCGGAGAGATCGCCTGGGCGCTCGCCGTGCACGGCATGAACCGCCCCGGCGGCTCCTTCCCGCTCGTGCATAGCACCATATCCGACCAGGGCGACAGGCAACGCACCTATGAGCACTGGAATGTAGCCAACAACATTATTAGCAAACGCTGGAGCGAGCTATCGAAAGTAGCTAACGGCCCAGACATTATGATCCGCCCACGCTGGGCAAACCCTGAACACACCGCCATCGAATGGGCATTCGTGCACGGCAACGAACACTACCCTTACATAAGCCAAGACTGGCAACCAGATTTCGATACCACCGCACCCAGCGGCGAAATCGGCGAAGTAACCGTAACCTCATCCGCCAAAGGACTTGTGAACCGCATCTGGTACACCGGCGCAGGAGAAGGCGCAGGCACGGCCATAGCTTACGCAGAAAACCTCGATAACGTACAAGCCGGGGCACCATTCCTAGAGGCTGTACTCTCCGACGCAGACCAAGACAACGTCGAAGTGCTGCGACAAAAAGCAGCAGGTGCGCTCGCTGTGCGACAGGCTATGACTGACCAGGTGACGCTTAAATTTCCTGCGAACTCGATAAAGACTCCGCTCGGTGCGTTTTTCGTGGGTGATATAGCGTCTGTAACTCTCGCGGGCTGGCTCTCAATCCCCGCAGGCACCCGCGACATGCGAATCATCAAAATGGACGGGAACTTAGAACCGACCGTCACGATAGATTTTCAGGAGGCGCAATGGTAGATTACAACGACCAACGCCCAACCCGGCCAGTGGATACTCTCAAAGAGATTCTGACCGGGCTTCGCGTGCCAGCATCAACACCTCACGGCATCAAAATAGCTAAGCCGACTGAGTACGCCGTGTACTATGACCGCACGGGCACCCCGCGCACCTGGTCTGGTGACACTATCGCAGACATAAACAAGGATATGGCCGCCCTAAAAACTAGTCTGCAAGAGCTGGATAAGAAGCTGGAAGAGGGCGGCGGGAGGATACAAGGCGACGGAAAGATCGTAGGCGACGTCAAAACGAAGCTAGACCAGCTTGAAAAGGACATCCAGGCTGCCCAGACCTCCGCAACCACCGCAACCCAAACCGCTAAAGACGCTAAAGCAGCTGCAGAAGACCCAAACCTGCTCGCACGCTCACTCAACGGCTCTAAAGCTCTGACTGGGACAGCGCTCGGCAACAATAGTGTAGGGGCTGGGCAGCTGCGCATCACCTCAGACCTCGCAGCAGGTGTCGTGAACGCAATGGATGTGAACGCTAAGCGCCTGGTCGTGACAGATGACGCTATTCTGCAGCGCGCAACTGTCATCGGCGGTATCGTAACCTCGGAGCTCACCGCAAACACTGCGTTCACGGAAAAGCTCGTATCAAGGCACATCGACGCCGAGAAAATCGTGACCGAAGACCTCGTAGCCCGGCGGCTCAAAGTCTCTGAGCTCGCAGCGCAGATGATCACGTCCGGCCACCTGCAAACCGATAGTGCAGATAATAGGGGCGTCAAACTCAACTCGGCCGGTATCACCGCGTTTGACGATTCGGGAAAGCAAACCGTCAAAATCAACGCCAACGGCGAAGGGAATTATTTCACAGGAACCCTAGCGACGTCATCTAACGACGAACCCGGCGTAACCATCTACACAGACATCGCACGCGGCCCCGCAGGCTCCCGATCCTCCATTATCGAGATGCGCCCGCAGGAAGCCTCCATGCAAGCCCCCAAAGGCATTATCCGCATGGACCCACAGGGCTATTTCACGTTCGGAATGAAGCACCACGACGACCCGATAAACGTTTACAGGGGCCTCTCCGTAGACTGGAACGGCGGCGTGAACATCTCTGAATCATTGCGCGTCAAAGCAAACGTGCGCGTAGAGGGATTTTTCTCTCAAACCAAAACATTCTTCCACGTGCCCTTAGGCCCCTACACCCTCAACGGCGGAGGCTGGCAAGAAATCCGCGTCGGATGGGGAGACGTAGGGCAGCTACCCTATGTGGCTACCCAAGTCATTAGCGGAAATCCCATCGTTGCCACCATTCAGAACCTACGCAGCGACGGATGCAGCGTATGGCTCAACCATCTAGGCCGAAACCGCGAAGAGAACTTTTGGGTAGAACTATACGTCTTACCCTTAAACCGCAGTAAAGGAAACGACACCGTATGACCTATGAACAGCTCAAAACCAAAGTAATCTACCTGACTCAGGAAAATGACAGGCTCCGAGATTCCCTCCTCGACGCACACATCAAGCTCGGCATCATCACCCTAGACACGCCCGCAGAGAACACACAGACAGCAGAAAGTGAAGTAGTCAAAAATTGATTACCAACCCCCTACCCCAAAACCAGCCAGCCCCCCAAATCATTAACACAGCCCTGTACACACAGCTCGAAGCCGCCGGGGCACTACCAAACCCCACCGGCAACATCGGGAACGCCACAGGAACCCTCACCGAGCAGCAGCTCATAGCCCTTATCGAACAAAAAGCAAAAGAAATCCTCGGCTCCGTCGTCGACGCCCAGCGATCCTTCGGATTCCAGGCAGGCGAAAACTACTACAGCCCAATATCCTACTGGTGGGCGGACTACTACAACCGCGACAAGCCGCAAGGCAGCAAATGGGCAAAAACCCTCAAATTCGGTGAAACTCTCGGCATTGTCATTCTCAACAAATCCTCCGGCGACTGGGGAACAGGAGTCGACCAGGATTTCCTCACGCAGGGCAAACTAGCCGAAGCCGCCGGTGCGAAACTAGTCGCGTTCTACATCAAGACACGCTTCGGCGCGAACTCAAAATACGCCACAGAACATTACCGCGCTCGCATCCAGAAGTCCCTCAACGTACCAATGGAGCAGGTAACAAAATTCACGCAGGATTATGTCATCCAGACTGCGAAGAATGTTATCGCCTGGTACAAGGGGCAGTCGAAGATCGCAAACGTCGCAATCTTCCTAGATGAAGTGCCGAACGGGTGGGATGCTGAGCAGCAGGCCGTCATGCCCTACTACATCGAGCTGTATAAGCTCCTGCGTGCTGAGCTCGGCGCAGACGTGCCTATCATCATCAATCCTGGCTCCAACACCCGCCTAGAGATGATGAGCGCCTGTGATATTGCCGTCACCTACGAATCCGACGCAGCAAAATACCTTTCCCGCACCCACCAAGAAATCCATCCAGACCACTACCAGGGGATACCCTCATGGCGTTTCTGGCATATCGTGCACGGAATCACGAAAGAAAACGTCGACAAAGTGTGTGAAAAAGCAGACGACATCGACGTGGGGCACCTCTATCTGACCGACCAGACATTCGCAGTCGGAACAGGCTCGGAAGACACACCGCAGGAAGACCCCTACGACGACCCGCCGTCGCCGTGGGTGGTGCCAAAGATTCGTTCATGGATTAAAGGCGTCCTTCCTCTAGAGCAGCGACTCTCGGCCGTAGAAGCTAAAGTCGCCGCCAAAGAAAACTAAATATAGGAGCAAAAATTGAGTAATTACGGCAAGGTAACCGCCCGCGTGCAAACCCACACAGAGCACGCGGGCGTACCTGTGCCAGCACACGGCACAATAAATTTCACGCCACAATGGCGCGTCATCAACGACACCGTATACGCACCCCTCAAGCTCACCGGATACCTCGTAGACGGTGTGCTCATGGACGCCCGCACCGGCGGCGAAGAAGGCGTATCCCTCCTCGAAGGCGAATACATCCTATCGGGAGAATTCTCCACCAAAACAGGCGAACAAGTCCACCTCAAAGACGGAATCAACATCACCGTGCGCGCAGACGAAACCGTCAGCATCGCCAAATGGATCACCACCGCCACCACTGCGGCCCCCTCACCCATGCCTGCCCGTCCTGCAGCACCACCCGCAACACTGGATAACGCATCCCTTGCAGCTCAAATTCAAGATGTTATCGCACGAATGAACCTCAGGGGCGAACGTGGGGAACGCGGAGAACCAGGCCCTCAAGGCGACCCCGGCCGAGACGGCCGTGACGGCATCCAAGGCCCCCAAGGCGACCCCGGACAGCCCGGCCCACAAGGCACACCTGGTAAAGACGGAGCAAACGGCGAACGTGGGGAACGCGGAGAACCAGGCCCACCCGGCCCCCAAGGAGCACCAGGCGAACCAGCCAACACCACAGCCCTAGAAAGCCGAATCACCGCACTAGAACAACGCCCAAACACCGCACTCCCCGCGCTCGCGTCATCCCCGCGTAGCGTCAACGTTGTGCACGCCCCCTACAACGCTGATCCAACAGGCGTACAGGACTCCACTAAAGCCATTCAAGACGCTATTGACGCTGTTGCAGCTCTCGGCGGCGGCGCGGTCTTCATCCCTGCCGGAACGTACAAAGTTAAGTTCCCCTTCCTGGAGCTCAAGGGTTTTGTGCAGGTCTACGGCGAAGGTGTGGCAACACAGATTATCGCAACCCTAGACGTCGAAATCACAGAGAAAACCGGTGTCTTTCATACGGGAACTTGGGCGACCCGCAAACAGGATAGAAACCTACTCCGTTTCGGCGTCTCCAACCTCATGATCCGTGCGCACAAGAGCGGCATTCAGCACCAGACCCCAATCGCAAACCTGGTTGGAGTGCTTTACAACACCGATTTAGGTTCTGGACCAGCAGACCCAGACGCCGTACCCACCCTAAACTTTGTCGAGATTTGGGACATGGAGAACGGGGCAGCAATCATCGGCATTGACGACCAAGCTATGAAGGTCTTCTCGCTCAAGGTGCGTAACACCCTACAAGCAGGACTCATTGTCGGAAAGCCGGTAGGGCACCCCGAAGGTAGCGGCGGGGCGGCCGATAATAAATTCTTCGGCGCAGACATCGGCGGATGCAACCAATCCCGCACAGGATACGCAGGCGCCGAAATATACACGTCGCAGACAAAATTCATCGGCTCCACTGTCTGGTACACGCACCGATCCGCAACCTTCGCACAGCTCTACGCCCTCCCCGCAGGCTCCGCCGCCGGGGCAGACATCACCGCAGGAGCCCCACGGAGCGAAAACCGCACCATGCAGAAAGACGGCGCAGGATTCTACATCCGAGCCACAAAATGCGTGCTCACCAACTGCGAAGCACAGGAAAATGGCGGCCACGGATTCATCATCGCATACGGCGATAACACCCTCATCGGCTGTCGTGGCGAATCCTCATCGTACAAAGGTACTGTTCATGCCCCCGCGCAGGTCAATGAGGCTGCAGACTTCTACATCCTCAACGAAGGAACGGATGGAACCATTCTCGACGGCTGCACATCACGCAGCGCCCGCAAAACCGACGGCGGCGCTCGCTGGAGCTTCTACGTTGAGACCTGGTTTAAGAACCTTGAAATCGCCAACAGCGTGTCGAAGGACGTCGAAACCCCCGCTGGCTCTGAGACTGGCCCGATCCGGTATCGGAGCGCCCAGGGAGACAACGTGCATATTCAGGTGGGAAACCATACCTACAGCACCCGCCCTACCCCTACGAGTAGCGCCCAGGCTGTAGACATGTCGCATCTCGAAGGACGTTTAGCAGCGCTGGAGAGGGCGCGGCCTGCCACTCCTGCGGTGGCCGCTGCCCAGACACCGGCCGCTTCGGTTCCTTCGACCGGGTGGCGACTGATGACCGAACACTGGAAGATACCAGGCGGCTATATCTATATGCGCCGCGACGGGAACCAAGTAACCATTCTCGCTGCCAATCATTTCACAGGCGGATCGACTATCCCCAAGGGAAAGTATTTGCAGCTGGCTTTCCCCTCAGGATTCCGGCCAGACGTCCCTAAAGGCCCGTACACTGCGGGGACTCGAATTCGCGCTACCTTTGCCCAGACTGTCCTAACAGGAAACAGTGGGGAGATAATCGGCGGCCGAAACCGCATGTGGATTACCTGGGATACCGATGAGACCGCCCGCAACCGCAAAACGGACGTTAACTTCAATATTCAGGTTGACGCCCAAGCAATTCTCGAAGGCGGGCAGATCACCTATCTAACCGCCGAGCCGTTCCCACAAGAGCTGCCCGGTTCACCCATCCAATAAGAGGAGAAAAAATGTCAACTATTGAACAGGAACTCATCGCCGCAGCAGATACCCGCCTGCTCGCTCGTGCTGTGCAGACAGCTAAACGCCTGCACATCCCAAACGCCCAGGCGCTCATTGAATCGCGTTTCGGCGAACTGGTGTCTCTGAACACCACATCAGAGGGAGCGAAAACCATTGCGGAAGAGCACGACTTCGCTGTTCAGCAGTGGAAGACGAAAAAAGCTGAGCTGGACCAGAAACAGGCAGCCCTCAACGCCGAATATGACGCGCTGCGAGAACCAGGTGCAGACCCCGCCCGCGTCACTGACGAATATTTGGTTTATGCGGTCAAGCAACTTACCGCCTCCGAGGTACACAGTGCCTAACCAACAGCTGCAGCCCCAGGTGTTTGATGCTCTGGTCGCTGTACTATCCGCCGGTCTGATCGCGTTTTTGACGTGGGCAGCCGCAAAATTCCGCACGCTCACAGAGTCTCTGCGGCGGGTCGAGCACCAGGTGAAAAATCACCACCAGACGAATCTTCGTGATGATATTGACCGCAATCAGGAAGAGACAAAAGCCCACCTAAAGCAGGTGACAGAGACCGCGCAAAGCGGCCTCATTGGTGTAGCAGCTCAAATTGAGCAGCTAAACAGTGCTGTCGAAAGACAGGGAATGCTCCTGAAACAGGGGCTAACTGAACATTCCAACATGCAGAAGGACATCGGAGGTCTGCGTGAGGAAATGCGACAGGAACGCAAAACGCACGGTACAACTCAGGAGCGAGTTTACGCTCTAGAGCAGTCCATGCGAGAGCAAGAAAAGTAACAGAAAGGAGGCCGCATTGGGTTATCAACTCGTGACTGACCGCGACGCAAAGAATTTCACTCTCGGCTCGCAGGTGCCAGCAGTCTTTGGCTACCCCCGCGTGATTACAAACATCACGTTGCACTGGTGGGGTAAGCCGGAGTGGAAGCAAACCTGGGAGCAAGTCATGAACTTTTTCTGCGACTCGCCCAGCGTGAGCACAAGCGCCCACGAAGTTATCTCAGACGGCATCGTCGGTTTGATCGTTGACCATTCCGCCGCCGCCTGGGCTAACGGGAATAGCCAAGGGAACGCCCAGAGCATCACCCTAGAATGCAACCCGCGCATGAGCGCGGGAGATATGGGGACGGTAGCAGCCAGAATCGCCG